AGATCCAATCTCAAATCACTTTCGTCCTTCTTCTCTACCCAGTTCATATCCATCAACTTTTGTTTTAGTGGCGTCCAGATAATCTGTTTTGCCATTCTATAACTGGGTGCAATATACCACACCGTTTTATTGGGAACACGAGCAAACCTTGCAAGTTCTCTCATGCCCAAATGTGTTTTACCAAAGCGTCTTCCTGCAACCAACACTCTGAAGCGAGCGTCACTGGTCGCTACTTGTGCTTGCGGTATCGTCAGTTTCATCCGGTGCCTCTTCTACAGTAAATGTTGCAGGCAGATCAGCATCCGTCCAGGGCAACGGCTGTCTATCATCACTGTTTCTTTCGCCGTTTTCTGTTTGGTGTAGGAACTGTTTGCCAAGCCAGATAAGCATTGTCTTATCCTGCTTTTCAATAGCAAGATCAATCTGGGCTTGTCTTAGTCTTGCTCTAGTATGTGCTTTGACTTGATTGATGAGTGTGCTGAAACGATCTCTCACAGTGCTACTGTGACAGCCGAAAAACTTGCCCATCTCATCATAGGTGCATCCAATCTGTGCCAGTTTTATAAGTGTATCTCTGTCTATTTCAACAGTTTTTGCACTTTTACCGGGCAGTTCTTCCTCAAACCATTCTGGTTCAAGTTCCATTATACGCTCCTTGGCTCAACCAATATTCTAAACTGTCTTGCAACTGTAAGACTGTTGGTTGTTGTTATTGTGCAGGTCACTGTGTATACACTGTCCTCACTGCCGCCACTCAAAAACACTGTGCTTTTAGTTGAGTTGTTAGTTTGACTGTCGATGGTGAGTGGTGCACTGTCTCCTGCAATCGTGCTAACTGTAAAAGTGCTGGTTGAGATTGAGTTTTGTGCTGGCATCCAATCTGTCCAATCTACACTGTAGTCTAACACATCTACTGGAGATTTTCTAATAAAGACACCGTCTCTGTCTTGTTCAAATCCTGTTAGTGTTGTCATTTAGTTTGTCCTTGTTCTTGTTCCAGGCGCATATGCTGGCACTGGGATTTTGTATGTTCTTGTTTCGCTGCTTGCTGACTCTGTTCTCAAATATTCATCCAATACCATTAGCGTTCTTGCTTCTGTGGCAATGGTTGCTGTTCTATATGGATCGAAAGTTTGAACTGCCGCTAAAGTAGCAGTGACAGTGCCCAGTGTGATATTTAGTGAGCCCGCAAATACCGCATTACCAGTTGTGGTTAAACTGGTTGTGCTTGCAAGATCGCTTGTTGCACTGATGTTGTTTGTTGCTGTTGTGATCACACTGCTGGTTGTGACTACATCAATGTCGCCGAATACAACACGCTCGCCTATTGTTGTTGTGACAGTGCCCAGTGACATGTTGATTTCGGCACTCTGATGTATTAGATTACCTGTTACATTTACACCACTGGTGCTTGCAATAGTGATATCACCGAAGAACAGTTCACCGCCGGCTACAACTGTGACAGTGCCAAGTGCAATATCAACCGTTGCTGCTCTGTTTCTCACAGCGTCCACTGTTACTGTGCTTGCAGTGTTTACAGTGCTAATACCCGCCGCAATAAAGCCACCGGTTACATTAGTTGTTGCGAAACTGCCAATATGAGCACCATCTACAGGACCCCATACTGCTTTGGGCCATGTATTCCAGTCATCATACAGTCCAACATTATCCCAGGTATATGCATATCCTGCGTCATATGGATCGCGTAGTGTGTCATGCAGTTGATTACCCAGTGTAGTTGTAGTTGTGGAGTTAGCAATAGTTGCATCAACGGCAATCGTGTTTGTTGCTGTTGTGCTTACACTGGATGATGCCTGCACTGTTGCACTGTTAGCACTAAGAACACTGGCATCTGTAGATATAAGAACGGTGCCGGCAAGTATGACGACACCCAAGTCTGCGTCCACTGCATCCGCACTGACTGCGAGTGAACTTGCTATTGTTGAACTACCACCCTGATTTAGTTTTGGAACTGCACTGATTTGATGTGCCGCACTAATGCTGATATTTGCTCCAGCCAGTCTTGCGGCATCTGTGCTTAATCCTGATGCAATGCTTATATCAATAGCACCGCTTGCAGTGGCACTGGCAACTGTAACTGTGCTTGTGCCTAATGTAAGGTTTATACTTGCCGATAGTGTGTTTGTTGCAGTAGTAGTGGTAGCAGCAGTGGCAGTTATTTCAGACTCTGCACTTAACTCGAGACCCGCACTTGCACTTGTAGTGGTTTGGGCACTACTGTTTAAGGTGAATACTTCAAAGAAGTCACCTGTAACATATGATTGTGCGTCTGCGGGGCTTAGATAATAGCCTGATACAATAACTGCCATAGCGTTTTTCCTATTAGTCTAGTGTAATCTCTAAACTACCTGATGAAATAATGAATGTGTCACCATTTGTGATTGTTTTGTTAACTGACAACGCACCCCAAGCAATCAAGTTGCCGCCACTTGCCGCATCCCAGATACCAATGTGTGTAACTGTTCCCCAGTCACCGGTAGCACTTGGGAATGTAATCTGTGTGTCAGTTGTGATTGTTCCGTCTGTTGCTGCTCCTGCAGCCGAGAAACTATTTGTTCCAGCGGTGCCATCAGTGATTTGCTGACGAGCGTAAGCATCTGTGCCCACGGTTAGTTCTGTTAAACCTACACCATCTGATCCGCTCATGCCTGTTGCTAGACCTAGATATAGGTCAAAGTCTGTCCAATCGGCGATTTCGCCATTTCTAAAGATATGATCGAGAACCTTGTTCTCTGCATAGTTTGATAAACTCATTTTGCTAACTCCTTATGTTTTATCATTGTATTTACTGGGTTTTAGTTAGGCTGTTTTTATGAATCTAGCCATAAATCCGCCCCCGATGAATCCCAGCCCAGTTGCTGAACTCAAACTTGTTATTGTTGCTGTTGCTTTTACTTGTATGTTTGTTGCACTTGCAAAAGTTTCAGTTGTAGTTAAATCACACCACATTAATCTATGCGTCCGGTTAAGGTCAGTGCTTATATCATGCGTTTGACTGGGTGTGAATGTTGCTAACACTGTGCTTGTGTCTGTGTTTAGCAGTTCTATTTTAACGCTTACACCATAACTAGGAATATTTCCTGTAGTTCGTTGTATTTGAATGCTCCAATAGCCATCTATTTGTATTTGGTATGTGCCTGCAGGTATTTCTGGATTGTCATCTGCACTGCTAAGATTGAATATGTTTTGATCATCAAAGTTATTAGCCGGACTAAACTCAAATGTTTGTGTAATCGTAGCACTGGGACTTGCTGACCAACTGATGGGATATTGCGTGTTGCCGCCCGAGTTGGTTAAAGGCATGTAACTACCATTTAACAGAGTATTATTGGTTACATTCCATTCTGTGCCATCGTATGCCAATACCTGACCATCCTGAGGTGTGCCTAGGTCTACTGTGCCAAACTCAGCAATAATAGCATTGACATTGTCAATGTTTCGCTTTATATCCGCGCGGGCATTCTGTGGTGCATCATATGCATTGTCTACGCTATCTGTTGTTGTTGTTGTGGGCCAAGTCATCGTTATACTCTAAACAACTTTATGCTAATGTTGAAACTTACACTACCATCAGTGATAATATCTGTAGTAAATGTTACTCGAACATCACTAGTGGTAGTGAGTGTAAAACTGTTTGCACTGCTTATGCTATACACTCTGTGTTCATCATTGTCTGTGTGCATGATTTGAGCATATGCAATATTGTCGATATCCGCACCTGCTGTGTTATTGCGTAGTTTTAGTGTCTCAAGGTTTGGTTCTGGATCCGGATTGTTGTGTTGAGCACTGAATATTCCTGTAATAATGGCTTTGTAAGTGCCTGCGTCTAGATTCATATCCACACCACTTACACTGTTAACAATGCTGTATTCATCATTGCTGATTGACATTGTGTTTGCACTGAATGTCAGGTAGGCTGCTCTTGTGCCGGCTGCTCCACTATTGATCCAACGACTATTACTGCCATCATACACAAGTGCTTCGCCATTCGCCGGCGCAGTTATTGCTACTTCACCAAACTCATCAATAATAGCATTTACATTGTCAATGTTTTGTTTGATGTCAGCACGAGCAAGGCCCGGGTTGTCACTACCGCTGTCTACATTTGCTGTGCTTGCTGGTGTTGTGGGCCAAGCCATGGTGTTCTCCCTATAGTATATCTATGTTTAGTGTTTCAAGTCTGCGGTCTGCTGACTCTTCTGCTTGATCATCATCACACTCTACAGTGCGTGGCAGTGTAACTGCTACACCTGGAATAGCGTTTAGCATCGCTGCCTGATCCTGTGTTAAATCCTGTGTTGTTGTTAGTGTTATCATTGTTGCTCCTAACTGAGTTCTATAATAAGTTTGCCTGCTTCCACGATGAATGATTCACCATCGCTGACCTGCGCACTGGGCGTAATGCTGCCATATGCAAGTAGGTTGCCGCCTGTGCTGGCATCATACACACCAAAAGCAACAACAGTGTTCCACGCTCCGCCACTGGCTGTGAATGTTTCATCGCTGGTATTCGCTACCTGTTTGTTTGAACTATAAGCATCAAATGCTGTTGCTTGTCGAGCATAACCATATAGACTGGCAAGTTCTGTGCCACTGGTGCTGTCTGTAGGTGCCACACTGAGCAAACCCAGGTATAATGTGGTTGGGGCTGTATACGCTGTGTTGCGAAATACATGCTCTAATACCTTTTGTTCTAAATAATCTGTGAAACTCATATTATATACTTCCTGTTGTTAAACTACCGGTTGTGTCATCTGTTAGTGCTGGACCATATGCACCGGTGCCCGCGAGTCTATCTGCATCTGTAGCGCCAACCCAGTTGTAATATATTTGACTTGTAAACCCGTCATATAATCTGCCTCGAGGCAGTGCCGGTGTGCCTGATAGCATTCCGTATATGTAGTTTTCAAACTGCGCCGAGCCATCCAAGCCCACAGTCATATGCACCGGACCTAATCTCAACTTATCACCGGCATAGTTGGGTTGGATGGTTCCATAACTGATGTGTGTGGGATTGACATCCCAGTTGTAAATGTTATTGTCAAAGTGATCTTCTAACACATAGAATGTTGTGCTATTATAGGGTGCTATTACACTTTTTACTTGTCTGTCGCCGACGCCGATGGCATAATCTCCTCTAATATCTCCATTGTATGGAAAAAACCCAAATACATTCGTGTAGTTACTATACCAGAATGAAAACTTGCACCAACCTGCGAATGTGCCGCTATCACTGGGTTGTAGTGCTACTAGACTGACATTACTCATGTTGTTGCCATTTAACTCTAGTTTGTTTAGTATAAACTCGATACTACAGTTTGCAAAACTGCTGGTTAAACCGGTTCTTCTGTTCACCAGTGCTGTGCTTGGATGTGTTTTTACCAGGATCTCAAACTCGTTGCCAACGCCGGTGCTGCTTGTAGGATTTTCACTGCCCATGCTTACTAATCTTGCAGTTTGTGCGCTGGTAATGCCGGTTCCACTAAACGCACTGGGTGGCAAATAAACCCAAAACTCCATGAGCACGCTACCAAAGTTTACATATGACGCTGTGGTATTAAGATCAACTGCCATTCTTGTGGACGATGAGTTGCTACCATACTCTGCGTTCATTTCAATATAACGAGCATCCAGAAACTGCGGGCCAGTGGCTGTGCTACTACTAACAGTTCTGCTCAAGTAGTTTGCAGGCGATGCACCTGCATGCCAGGCTGCTCTGTGTGTTGCCAAAAACATTTAGATATAGTTCCCACTTATAGTCCACAAATAAGTGCCATCTACATTCATAACACTTACAACTGTGTAGTTGCCTGCACCCGAATCTACGGTGGTGATGCCATTTGCAATCTTAAATGTTTCACCTGCGCCTGCTGTGAATGATACAGTTCTACCGCCTGTGCCATCCTGTTTCAAGAACAGTGTAACACTGCCTATCATTGGTGTTCCACTGGCATTGTTATCGCCTGGGAAGTTGCTCATTGTGAAACTTGTTATATTATCACTTAGTGTGACAATCTGTGTGTTACCATTGTTGTAGTCAACTGTGTATGTTCCACTTGCACTGTGAGTTTCTTCATAACTGAGTTCACTGTAGTAGCCCACACTGCCGAACTTTTCTACATAGTGAGGCATGTCGTTTTTCACATTATAGAATAGTGCACCGCTGCTTACATTAAAGTTGCCGTTGCTGGCATCTCTAGAATCTCTATGTGTATGCCATACACTAACATCACCTGTAATATTGACCGAGGCGCTGCCGGCACTTTCAACACCTACTCTTGCTGCGTATACACTGCCATGATCGATTGTTAAATCTTGTGGATTCGATACCGCGCTATATTCATTGTCAAAACCGGCTTGGAAGTATAACTGATTTTCTATTGCCGCGGCTCGTTCTACTGTAGCACCATATGTTTCATTACTGTTGGTAACATTAAAGTTGTTTCTGATGCCGATAATGCCTCTGCCTGCTCTGTCACCATCCAGGTAGGTCATGCCATTTACATCTATAGCATATTGCATATGATTAGTGCGGAATCTTGCATTAGAACTGCTTATTGTAGAGTTAGCATTGTTAAACTTGATGTCTCTACCAATACTTTCGCCATAATAACGACCTGCGCTTGCATCTAGACTTCTGTTACGCCAGTTTATAAATGCTGCTGTTGTGCTGTTCGTTCCATAAAAGCCCGCGTTTAATGAAGGACTACCAATAACATAATGGGTGCCTCTGGCAGTGTTATCAGCATCTGTGGCGATTGCATTTGAACTTGCCATTGTGACTTTAATATTGCCTGTGCCGTCTGGTGCAAGTTCAATGTCACCATTGCTTGCCGCGGCGCTAATGATGCTATTGCCATTTACATCTAAATCGCCACCAAGTTGCGGAGTTGTGTCATCAACGACATCGCCGCCTCCGCCACCACCACTCACAGTTGTGAAACTTAATACACCACTGCCGTTGGTTGTGAGCACTTGTCCATTAGTGCCGTCTGCACTGGGCAATGTTAGTGCTAGATCCGCGGCCATACTTGCAGGCGCACGAAGCACAACACCTTTGCCGGTTGTGTCACTTTCCAGTAAGAAGTTGTTACCGGTTGTGTTGCGGAAATAATACTTGCTACTGCTTACAACAAACTGTGTTGCGGCTGTGATAGTTTGGTTATTTGTATCGAAACTGTCTGCAAGTTTAAGGTTAGTAACCAGTGTGTTGCCTGTGCCGTTGGGTGTGATTGCAATGTCACCGTTTGACACACTTGTAATAGCGTTTCCATTTACATCTAATGCACCGCCAAGTTGTGGAGTTGTATCCTCAACAACATTGCTGATTCCTCCACCACCACCGCCTGTGATCCAATCATAGTCTGCACCATCCCAACTAAGAACTTGTCCTGTGGTTGCTGTGCTGGTGTTTAGGTGTGTGTCTACATCTGAGTTTGCGTAACCATCTGTAATACCATATCCACTCAGTGTGGTTGGTGTTGATGTAATGCTTGCAAATGGCAAACTGGTAGTATGGCTTAAATCACTAATCTGACTTTCTGTAATGCTTAGTGCCGCTTGGTGTTGTGTGACACTGCTCTGTGTAATATTAGCGTCGGGCACATTAGCCCAAGTTACTGCTGCACTTAGATCATTTGTTTCTGTAAATGAAGTTAGATAACCACTGTCATTTGTTAGACTGCTAACTGCTGTTGGAATATCACTTGTAAGTGCCACTGTTCCAGTTGTGGTTGGCAGTGTTAGTGTGCCGGTGTTACTAATGCTACTAATAACGGGTGTGGTAAGCGTTTTATTTGTAAGTGTGTCTGTGCTTGACGCAGTAATATAACTGCCCAAGTCACTGATTTGACTTTCTGTAATGCTAAGTGCGGCTTGGTGCTGTGTCACACTTGATTGCGTGATGTTTGCATCCGGAACATTTGCCCAGGTCACTGCGGCAGTTAAATCGTTGGTTTCTGTTTCAATCTTAGCCGTGTTTAGGTTTGTAAAGTTAGCATCAAGTTCTGTGATCGTTAGCGCCGAACCTTTTGCAGTTCTGGTTACAATAGTAGCCATAGGGTGTTATCTCCTCGTATATGTTATTTATAGCACCAAGTTTCCCACTGTTTTGGCGTGCTCAAGCAGTGTAACACTGTGGGTTTGCTGTCTGCTAATAACAGATGATACTGGTCTCTAAATCTTTGGGTCTTTTTAATAGTGCCCCGTTTAAGTTCATGTTCATGCCATCGTTCAGTTCCATCATGTGTAACTGTGTCGAATCCTATGCAGTGAATGTATTCTGGTGCGTGTGCCAATGCCAGTTTGATTGCCAGTGTTCCTGTAATGTCTAAATCACTGTTGCCAGGCACCGTGTGTTGACTGTGTCTTGTAGCCCATCTGTCTGTGGTATAGCAAGGTCTGCGACAGTGTTCTTTGTTGTATTGAACCCAGTGATCATCACAGGCAACTACATAATCAATGGCAATCTTATCTTCCAGTTCTAACCAAGCACCATTGCACACTATAACTCTAAGATCCGAATCAACCCGGTGCCAGTCGAATGCGTGTATACTTGCACCGTTTCCCACTACAAGAAACTCTAAAGGCTCTAGGTCATATTTGTTTATCATACTCACATCCAAAGTGGGGCACTGGGTGTTTTAATATAGGAACAAAACAAACCATGATCCCAGTGCCCAGTATATTTATCTGACCCATTTATAGGCTCGTCTTGTGACTATGGCATGTATGCTTTGTTGTGTTACACCCCATTCATCAGCGAGCAGTGTTTGACTGTCACCTAAACTGTGATTTCTGCGTATGGTTTGAACTTCTTGTTCAGTGAATAACTGTTTTACACCCCGAGTGCGACATTTATGTTCCATGTGTTCCTGTGGGTTCATTATACGCATATGATAGGGATTCACACACAGTTTGTTGCCACACATTTTGCGAATAAGTCTGGTTGGATCATCGTTGGTGCGTTTTTCTACTCGACAATACCTATCCCAGAGTATGCGATGCACATAACAGAGTTTACCGTGCCAGCGTGTTATGGGTTGTCCACTGGCATTCACACCGCCGGGCCATATCCAACAAGTTTCTTTATCCACGGGTTGTATGCGTTTTAACAGGTGTTCTACTGTGTTAGTCAGCATCGTCATCACCAAATAGCCTATTCCAATGACTTTGTTGTTTCCAAAACTCTGCCATTTGTTCTGCTAAATCTTGTTTACTTGTGACTACTTCTACACTAATCCTGCTATCAGCGTCTATGAGATTCTTACTCTCATCTTTCCAGCGTAGATTATTCAGCACAACACCTTTGGTTCTGGCTGCTTTGATAGTAGTTTCCCATCGTCTAAAGTTTCTATTGCCGGGATCCACATAACATGTTAACTCTTGCTGTGTTTTAACCCCCACAAGTTTTACACGACAGATCATTCCGCCGTGCTTGCTTTCGATATCATTAATATCACTTATAAATGCTGGTTCGTTTAATCGTGCCATTTTTTGTCTCCGTTCAGTGTTATCATTGTATATTATACTACTTGTATTTAGCCGTTGTCAAGTTTTTTTGTTGTTTTGGGTGTATTGTTCACAGTAGTGTTTGCAAAGTGTGTATAGTTCCCCCGCAGTGTCTGTGGTGTAATCTGTTACAGGTGCGTAAGTCATTATTTCTATGATTACTCTATGTAGATTAGGATGTATATTTTTAGGTGGTTTATTCATCCACACAGTGTTATTTGCCATGTCTCATTGCCTCCAGCACACTCAATCTCTGCACTATAACACAGGCTTGGGGTGGTTGTGGGTTTGCGTTTGTGGGGTTTAGAGGATCCATGTAGAAGCAAACAGTGTCTGTGTATCGTGCGTGTTCACTATCATTGTGTAATAGGGTTGCGATGTTCAGTCTCTGTGCGGAGTTATATGCTATTATAACTGCTGAATATCCCAAGGGAACTAACATGCTTGCTACACCTTCTATATCACTGCGTGGGTTATCTGTGCCCTGTATAACTGTGATGGGTCCTGTGCGTATGCCCGGGCAAGTGCCAGATGTGTGTAGTGTGTTAAAATAGTCAAGCCACTGTTTCATAGTTCTAACCTCTCGTGTATAAACTCGCAATAATCTGGGTCTATTTCTGTATTGATTATCATGTTAGTCTCCTATTTGCTATATCAATATAGTCCGGGCTGATTTCTGTGCCAATACCAATCCTGCTATTCTGTTTGGCTATCTTGATTGTAGTGCCCGAGCCAGCAAAGGGATCATATACGGTATCGCCCGTGTTTGTCCAAGTTAGAATCTGATCTTCTGCTAACTGCTCTGGCATAATCGCAGGGTGTTCAAATGCTATTTTATCTTTGGTTGTATGGCCACCACCAACAGTGTATACAAACACATTGTTCAACTTAGTGTGCGTGTTGCGTTTGGTTTTTTTGTATTCAATAGTGCCTGCTTTACCGCGATATCGCATATTTGCTTCACCAGTATACGCTGTTTCACGCATCAACTGGTTGAAGGTCTTTGGCTTTCCTAAACTAAAGCAAAAGATATATTCCCATGCTTGATGATATCGTGGGCTGCTGCTTGAACTTGGCATTGGGTTTCTTTTAACATAAATCATGGTGTCATTTAGTTTAAAACCCGCGTCAATGAATGCTAATGCTTGACGCATACTTGTGCCAGTTTCGCTACCTTTTACAGTAGCATCAGCAACATTCCAAACAATAACACCTCCTGGTTTTACTATTCTCTTTAACTCCGGAAGCATATTTGGTAAATCAAAATCAAAACCCGTGTATTCTCGTAGGTTGTCGTATGGAGGACTTGTCAATACCATATCAACACAGTCATCTGGTTGTGTTCGCATCCATTCTACACAGTCTTGATTGATGATCATTGTTCTGTCTTTGTTAACTGTTCACTGAGTAAGAATAAACTAAAGTCTAGGTTAGCAAGTTCTACATCAGGTATGTTAGCATATGTTTGTAGTAGGTTATTTTGTTTGCTGACGATTTCAAACAACTGCTGTTGCACAGTGCTGTGCCGTTTCATAATATTCAGCATGGTGCTTGCCAGTGTGTTTATTGTGGTCTGCAACTCAACTTGATTTTTTGCAAGTTGTTGTAGTATTTCATATGGATTATCATACTGTGCCATATCACCGAGATCTATTGGTTTCATAGTGTATTTAAGCCCGTGTGTTTTTGGGTAAAGAAAAACCCAACAAGTTGTCAGATTAGAGGAGACCACTTGTTGGGTTAGGTTAAACTAATCTAGGAGAATAGTTATGCTGTATAATACACGACGCACTTGTTATGCGTGTATTGTTTATTATTATACATATTTACAGTGCGTGTGTCAACCTTTTTTATCACGCTGTCTCCTATTAGTAGTCTACGGTTGTATAACAAGGTGTTAGTGTTGAACGCACCCGAGTGAATACTGCCCGTGGATGACACTGCCAACCCAACTTAGGGCCAATATTGGAATATTCATCCAGTGTTTTTTGTAGGCTATCAATATATTCTTCTGATACATTTTCTACAACCACAGCATCACAAGTCTTGGCTGCCTTTTTGTATATGGCACTTGCTGTATTGCGGAATAACCAAACGGTATTTTTGCCTTCTAGACATTTAACAGGGTTGCGGTTATATTTGAAACGCCCGATAATGCTGACTAAGTCTGGTGTATGTGCTACATTATCGATTGTGATTGCTTCGAAGTTTGTGTTTTTCATTACGCTGCCTCCTCTACAAGAGTTTCAAGTTTTAGTTTTAGAAGTTGGGGGTTGTTTCTGTAAGTGTTTTGGAAAGTTTTAATAGCCCAACTAGCAACCATACGGTCTTCACTGTTTGCTGGGTATTGCTTTAGGATCTTTGCAACTATTTTGAACCGTTCTGCGTTAGTCATTTTGTATTCTCCTAGTTCGTTTGTTTAACTTATTCTTTATAATAACACGGTATTGCTACCTGTCAACCTTTTTTATTACGCTGAGTCCTCTTGAAACTTCTTGTAAGATGCTTCCGGACCCAGTTCTAATCTGTTCCAGTTATTCTCCCCAGACCATTGATTTGCTTGTTGAACTAATGCATTACAATCAAAGTAATCATTGACTGTGCCAAAACTTACTTGAACATCATCCAAATAAACATACAATGTGTAAAACTTGTGTGTCATTACGCTGTCTCCTCTGTAATAACATCCCAAGCATTGAAGTCATCATACTCAACACCAACACGCAAACACGCCATTTCTTTTACAGTGTCAGCATCATCAAAGTATTCACCATAACCACTGTCAATGTAAAGAGCAGTTTCAGCATCACTCATTACAATCTTGTTCAGTAGATTGCCAGTCTGTGGGCAATAGTTCATCATTACAAAGTTGTCTAGTTGCTGTGTCATTTTGTATTCTCCTAGTTCGTTTGTTTAACTTATTCTTTATAATAACACGGTATTGCTACCTGTCAACCTTTTTTATTTGTTTAGAAAGAGGAATACGAACATCAACTAACCAATAGTCATCACTATTATCTCCCATCAATGTGGCAGTCTTGTCAAGTCTTTCAACTGCTTTCCATTTTTTCTTGCTGTTCTTAAAACGCAGTTTATACTTACGCCAAGGAACGGCACCAATATCTTCACTGCAAAACTGAAATGCGACATTATTGTGTGAGGCTGTCTTACAAGTCGCGGATTCAGTTAGCCAAGCGTGACGCCCGATCAAACTATAACCCAAACGACGCTGACTGCGTGTCAGTAAATCCCAACCGCGGTGGGCATTACACCCTTCTAAATCAATATAGCCGCTGTCATTGATAAGTTTAGCAGTAATGCTGTTAGTAAAATGGTTGATAATCATCACGCTGTCTCCTAGTTCGTTACCTTTATGGCGCTTGTTTCTTTAGAATATTTTGGATCTATAACGGTTTCCGATAGTTGCATGTATTTTTTAATATCACCTTTTCGATAAGCGTTGCATATCCGTAGTTGCTCAACACTCATTTGATCGTCTCTAATATAAGTCATTGCATAAAATGTTAAGTGATGTGTTGCGTTATCTGCAGGTGTTACTGTAAACTGTCGTTTTTTATAAGTCAGATTTATATTCAGAGAGTTCTGGCCTATAGCACCATGGCCCAAGAACGCACCTTGTTTTAGAGGCAATAAGTAATCTTTTCTGTATGAAACGCCGTCGTCTGTGCGTTTTATTTTAGATGGTGGCGGCAAATGAACAATATTTTCGATTTCTTCTATGTCAATAAAAGTTCCTGTTCTTTCACGGTATCTACCAAAAGCGTGTGGTGTTATTTTAACACAGCCTAGTTTGTCTGTAATAGTCCAGTTTGCTCTGTTTTTTAACAAAAGTTTTCTACTGACAACATAACAATGCAAAGGGTTTCCCAAATATTTGTCAAGTTGCCAATACCGTTTACCTGTTTGCCAAAATGGTAAACGGTATTGATACCGTTTACCTGTTTGCGGTATTTTACCTTGTGCCATAATCTGCAAATCTTTTTCATCGTCTTTCAATGTGCGTGGATTAAATATTCCTACTTTGGCAAAAGCAAGTTTGAAACTACGCATAGCCTCTTCGTCTTTTAAAAGGTCATTCCACATGTCAGAGTTTATCATGTCCAACTCGTCTTTGCTAAAAGTTTCCATATCGTTCATTTTGTATTCTCCTAGTTCGTTTGTTTAACTTATTCTTTATAATAACACGGTATTGCTACCTGTCAACCTTTTTTATTATCATCTTGATGCATGATATTCGGTGTCCAAAACACTGTGTCCACGATTGGTCATACACAGTTTTAGAACCCGTTTAAAGTTGTATTCCTTCTCGTCCAACAAATACAAACTTGCTGGGCGAACAAACCAGTTATACCAAGCCTTGGGTATATCTGTGATTTTGGCGTTCTCGTGTGCAATACGCAAACAGGTGTCCAAATCATCTTCATAGCGTAGTGCTACTTCTGGACTACGGGCACCTCCACTGTCTACTACTGTGCGAGTGCCCACGCCACTACACCCTGCGAGTGTAGCGGCAATGATTACGGTGGGGATTATTTTACGCATAACTATTAGCCTGCCATTCGATATTCTAACCTGTCGCCGTTATCCATGCAAGCAAGATGAATATCTATCTTGTTGTTGCTTCTAGGCACATTATAGACATGTAGATTATATACAATAACCTTACCTGTGTCTCGATTGTGTAAGAAAAAGTAATGCTCCGGAAATATTGACACTAGATTTGATTTACAGTTGTCACTTTGGATTGATCTAACTATCTTTACCAAGACTTTTAAATCATCCCCATCCCAATCAATAGCGCGATGTGTATCTTCTAGATGAAGGTTTCCGTCCATTGCGTCATTGTTGATGCTCATTTTGTAGTATGTTGAAATAGAATATTTAGGTGCCATATCAGTTTCTCCTAGTGGTTACCTTGTTTTAAGTTATACTGTATATTACACTACTTGTAATAGTATGTCAACTGTTTTTTTTGTTTTGACTCAAAAAACCCACTTTTTTTGCTTTTATTTGACTTCTGTGGTAAATACTCGTATAATAAGGAATACTAATGGCACATAAGTTTTTAATCCTCGCAACATTCTTAACTGGGTGTTATACAGGAATAATAGTTACTATAATAATATTAGGATAATCGATGACACAAGTAAAACGAGATCCAATAAACGACTGGACCAAGACAACCCGTAGCCTTTGTGCTATGAGTGCTCGTGCTGACGCTAAACGCCGAGCAAACAGTGAATGGTGGAAGCGGAGTCGTTGGGCTAATCCAGAGCAACAAGCACAGGATACCTTACAACAACAACTTGTTGGCTATTGGGCTCGAACTAAAGGTGTTACACTACAAGACATAAACAATCCAGATATTTCCTTGTTACTACGGATTCGTGAAGATATATTTGATATGCTTGACGCAAGTCAGCAAGCAAGATGGAGTTCATATTGGGGTCAAGTATTCACACAAGGCAAAAAACTTTCAGGCAAAAAACTAAACACACTATACAAAGACATTGAACTGGCACAACAACGGCACACTATTAGGCACAAACGAAATCCCGAAAAACAGAATCAAGATATGACGGTAAAGGGTTCTGCGCTCGATCAAACTCCTCCTTGGGATTGATCAACAGAGTGGTATGCCGGGGCTGCCCATATATGGGTGCGAGTTATACATAGTCAAACTTCTCGCTTAAATGTTTCAAGGAGTTCAAGCGCCTTGCCTATGAGGTTAAATGTAGGCACCGAGATGATGTTTCGGTAAGAAAGCGAGAACGGGTAATACAGATCACATCACCTACAGTGTAGGTTTTTTTAAGTGTGTGGTTTGTATTATCCGTTCTTTTGACTTTTTTACCGAGATGATGATTTATATCTAACTCCTTTAAAGATCACAAGTAATACATCGAACAAAACGAGTGTAACGAAGTTTTGTGATGATGTAGATGAACGAAGTTCATCTCTCTACTTAAACCTATATAAAATAATCATTTGGAGTTCGAGCCGTGATTGAATAAAGAAAAACCCCTGTTAGGGCTTATACTAACAGGGGTTACAAATGCCGTTATAACATAAACGGAGTTTGAACGGATTACACAACTGATTGTCGGAATATAAAAAAATGGCACTTTTTTAAGTTAAACAATAGTCACACCCAATATTAGAATATCTAAGAAGGGAGTTGTGTATTCCGTTCACTTTTATTTATTATCTGTGAGAACTGGGTAAAACTTTTTGTGTGTTTAGGGAAGCGACTGTGACAGTTGCCTGCCACAGTCTATTACCCAGTTCCTCGTGCCGAAGCACACTGTTATTTAACTTGCAGACGCAGTTGCGCCCAGTGCAACTACTTTCCAATCTGTTCCGTTGTATACCACTAAACATTCAGTGCCAGCATTGCCATTTGTTGTGTAAGCAATATCACCTTCTTGTGGTGTTGGGATTGTAGTGCCTAACTGCGCCAGTGTAAGTGGTGTTAGATTGATTACATCTTCTACTTGCACACGATTTGTGTCGGGTTGTAGTGTTAGATCAATGCCTGAACTACTTACAAGTGTGTTTGGTAGGTATGTGTTTGCAACTCGTAAACTTGCGTCAAGAGGTGCTACACCATTTGCTTCACCTCTACCATTGATTACATTTGCAAGTTCATCCAGTGCTGCCTTGATATCTGCTCTTGCGTTTGCAGGACTATCGCTTGCACTGTCCATGTTTGTTGTTACAATATTTGTGTCATCTGTGGGCCATGCCATCAGTTATCTCCTTATAGGTTTCCGTCGAAAGTTATCTTTTTCCAGTTAGTGCCGTCATAAACAGCAAGACAACCTTGTGTGCTATCATATGCCATAAAACCAGCCGCAGTGCTTGCAGTGTTATAACCCGGAGGTGTTTGACTTGTAATACTACTTGTTGCAAGCGGATTTAACTGTATTAGATTACTAAAACGCACCGCTGTGTCTGCTTCAAAATCAATAAAGTTTCCATTTTCTGCAGTAAAACTTGGTGCATTTACACTTGGGTTGTTGCTGCTACTGCCAGGCTGAACTTTAATGTAAGCATCCCAGTTACTGGTATCACCGTTTTGGATAAAGAATCCAAACACAGGATCTCCATCGTCATTGGTAAATCTAAATGTGTTAGTGGGAGCACCTGCACTGTCTTTTAGGATCATTGCATCTTCTAGACCTGTTGTAGCACTTACATAATCACCTAGGTCACTGATTTGACTTTCAGTTATAGTTAAGGCTGCTTGATGTTGAACTACGCTGCTCTGTGTAATGTTTGCGTCAGGCACATTAGCCCACACAACTGCTTGTGTTAAATCATTTGCTTCACTACCGCCACTACTGCTTGCTTCAACTTCAAACTTACCAGTAGCACTGTCATACACAAGAATGTTATTGTCACTTGGCGTTGCAGGTATGTTAAACATACCAATAATGTCATTTACATTACTGATAGTTTGATTTATATCTGCTCTTGCCACACTGATCTTATCTGTGTCTGCATCAGTGGTAGCGGTGCTTGCTGGTGTTGTAGGCCAAGCCATTATTTGTCTTCCTCGTGTGCTTTAACAAGCCACTTGATGTCGTTTTTAATCTCTGCAATATCTTCGCGTATGCGAACCATAACTTCATTTTCAAGTTTGTGTATACGCCATACACACCAGATTACTACTGGTGCTAGTGCTATCGGATACATTGTTAAGAAATCTTCCATGTTACTTTCCTAATATTCTCTTTGCCCAGCGTAGTCCTGCAGGACCTCCCCATAGCAAGTATGCTTGTGTTCCTGGTGTGTCTTGCCCAGGTTTATAGTATGTCTTTGCACGACTCAGAAAACTGTATGTTCTTCGCACAGTTTCTAAACTTACATTCTCACGCCGAGCAAACTGATTGGCTCTTGCTACTCCTACACGAGTGCCACCTTGTCTACTAGGCGGACTTGCTCGTCTCATTTTCAATCCCTTGCGGGCGGCTTGCGCCATTGCTTGTGTTGGTCTTGGCATACTGTATTTACGCCAATGCAATAGTGCCACCATTCACGGTAACACCAGGCAATCCTATTACAACAATGTCAACTGTTGCATCCACACTTACTTTACCGAAACTATCTAAATCTATAATGTTTACACTGGGTGTGCTTGTGTCATAATCATTTGGATCAAGCAACACAGTTTTGTGTGTGGTTTCTGAAGTCGCCGCTGTTGCTGATATGCTAAGAATAGCACTGAAGTTTTTCTGTAAAGGCAATAATCTAGCACCTACACTTCCACTCAGTGTAGATGTGTCAATGTTAAACAGTGTTTCGACAATGCTGTTCTGACTATCCAAGTATTGAATGTCAAAACTTCTTAAACTAATATCTTCGCCTGTGATTTCGATATCACATTTGATGTATCTACCACGCAGTGCGGCGCCACTGAAAACTGCAGGTGTTGTAAATGTAACATTATCTGTGCTTGTGCTAAACTTTAGTTCTATTGTGCCAACAGCATCGACAAAAGCAATAGGAACAACATCTTTAATAGCACCTAAATCAATCGTAGTGGCTGATACTACTAAATCTGGACTGCCGCTTGCAACATAACCACCTGGATAAAACGGTGCCCATTTTTCCCACTGAAACCAATATCCTGGTGTAAGTTCTGTGCCGAAATCTGCCCAAGTATAACTGGTATCGGGGTAAAGATTGTTATCGTCAAATATTGCCATCGTCTATCCTAACTTGTAATAAGAACACCATTTTGAACAACACCACTGGTGCTGTATAAACTACCTATTCCACTACTGGTATAACTCACTGTTGCCATGGCACTACCAATACCGTTTGGTTTAAAGTATTTTACACCATATTCATATACTTGACTTAGTTGTGCTGGAACAAACTGCGTATAACTTGTGCTATTTGCGTTCACTCTAATACTGTCTATATGTGTATATTTGTTGTTTAAAGGTTGTTTAACATAGATGTAAATCCAGTCATAATCATAAAAGTCAGTTGGTTGTGTCCAACTCAATAAAACTTCATCCATGTTAAATGTGCCTGCACTATTCCACGCATTTTTAACAAAAGTGGTAGTCAAGTTAGTAGGATCATTTTTATCACCACTGTTAGGCGGATAGTTGATAACTGTTCCATTATAAGGTGTTGTGTTACTTACTACACCACTGTTATAAGTGTTGGTTACATTACTGTTAGTAAGATTAAGATTTTTCGGTGGTATATAAGCAAACTGTGCTTGTTTAAACACATATTCTGCTGGTTCATGTTCTGATGCACTAAAACTAATAGTATAGTCAGGCTCAATCTTCATACTTTGTATTCTATAAGGAACTGCACTAAGTCCTAAGTTATCATAGGTAATAGTAACAATGTCGCCTACTTCAACTTCATGTAGTTCACTAGTTGTTTTGAATGATATAACTTTCTTGTTTCGACTTCTATATAGGATTATGTGTGCTAGATCTGCCGCTAAACTACTGTCAGTTATGTGCTGAAAACTTATAGTTTTACGCAACCTTCTGCCATCATCTTCTGCAATAAGATCTAAATCTTCTTGACTGTCTGGCACAGGATAGGTAACCTCTGTCATGTTCCAGTCATTGCCTGGATTAGGATGACTTAACACCACTTGGTTATAATGGTTCTTTGTGTTAGTGCCTTCAATGTTTATGCCTGCTAACAAGTGATTGGTGTTTATAGCAAACGCAACAGTGGGTGTAGTATTTTGACTGTCTGTGCCATTGCCAGTGTCTAACAGTTTGAGTTTAAACTTGCCCTGGACATAGGGCATACCACTTCTCATATTTGTAAGAAATGTTTTTACATTTGACATCACAGTTTTGTCTGTGTTTATAACTGCATTGCTTGAAAGCATAGGGCCACTAACACCACTTTTATGATAAGTGACAGTTGAAGCATATTTGCTTCTTGCAGTGCTAAAACTTGTGAAGTCAATGCGATTATTTGCAAGTCCTCTGCCATAGCGTGGATTACGCAAATAATCTAACAAGTGATCTGCTGGGTTGGTGCTGTATGCTACAGTTTCGTTTTCATATGTTACACCGCCTGCACTTGCGGCACTTGCAACCTTTTTACCTTTTACCAATGCTTTGATGCGAGGAACACCACTGTAAGGATTCTTATCTGCATCTTCCTGATTTTCTGCTTTGGGCCATTCAAAACGCATTGCCAAATAAGCAAGTCCACGAAGTCTATGACTGCTTGTCCATCCAGGTGCTTCTTGTAATAAACTACTTGCACCTTGACTGTCACTGCCTGTAAACTTTTGTATTTCCAATCTTCCGCTGAATCTACTGTCTGAACTTAAAACATCGTCGATAAAGATTTCACCAATGCTTTCAACTTCACCTTCGCAAAGCACTAAAGCCAAGTATAGAAACTTGTTATTATCGCCATTGCTACTAACAAATACTCTTGTTCCACTTACTAATCTTTCTCCGTAAACTACAGGAATATGCTCCAGTGTTCCTGCTTTATCAACTAAGATACCCTTGTTTTCTGCGTTTGCACTTGCTAAATCACTACCACTAAAACTAGGTGTATCGAAGCCTCCCATAAGCCCGTCGCCTAGTAAATATCCTGCTGCCGCACCAACTGCGGCACCAACTGCGGCACCTACAAGTATACTTGCACCAATCAAACCCACTGCCGCGGCACCAGCACCAACAGCCGCACCTAAAACTGCGCCAATAATCACAACAGGTCCAGCAAGTGCTGGTGTTGCGAATGTTACTCCTGCTAGTAATGTGCCTAATAGTAGGCTAAGCCGCTTGATCCACATTTAATCTTTTACATCCTATGTAGCCCACAGTTTCGTATCCCATACGCTCTGTTAGTATCTTTGTTCTTTCAGGAGTCATACCATAGTCGCCTAGTAGTATTTCATCCATGTTATTTTGTTGTGCCCATTGCTCTGCTCTTTCAACAAACACTCGCTCCCAACCGCCCCCTCTATGCTCTTCTTCAATATATAATAGGTTTACATTGGCAGCAAGATTACTACTCCAGCCTTGTGGGCCTGCAATAGTAACACAAAAGCCTACAACATGATTGTCGATTAATAATACATCTGCTTTACACATTGGGCTTATAATAGCAGTGCGAAAATAGTTATGTGCTTGTGTTTCATTGTATGCTTGAAACTGTGCAAATCTACTTTTATCAAAATATTGTTGCCCAAGTTCTACTACTTCTCGTAAATGTTCTGCTGTAGCGTCATAAATCATTAGTCTGGTCTTCCCCATTTTATGTCTGCAATAGCACTTGTAGAGAACTCCATTCCTCTGTCTCCTGGAAATACTGCCTGTTGACTAGGATCGTTTGTTCTTCTGCCGGCTATGTTTTCAAAGTCATAAAACACACTACTACTTGTAACACTTATAGTTGCGTTTTTTGGTGTCTCTGATATCTTGTATCCAACAACTTCTCCGTCCCATAACATTACAGGATTGTCGATCTGGTTAAAACCTGCATCATAAAATAATCTATAGATTACTACTCTGCGATTCATATATCCATTACCGCTGTCTGCGTTCAAAAATAGGTTTGTAAATGTGGAACTGGCTGCTGTTAAAACAATATTGATTTGATTGACTCTTGCGTCGATTGTTTCGCTTACAAGGTCAAAACTAAGGAACTCACCATTAGCGGCAAAACTACCACTACCGCCTGTTGTAGTTGTAGTGGTTAAACTAAATGGTGCGTTTGTTAATCTTTGTATACCACTGTCAAAGTGGATTTCTATGATATCACCGAAAAGGATTTGATCCTTCGCGAGTTCAGTTTGTATTGTAGAACTTAAACCGCGTGCCATTATAGTGCCTCACGAACGCTAAACTCTATACCTACCATATCTGCTAAGCCGGTGCTATATTCTTGTTGCTCATCTTCAAGGAATACAGTAAAAGGAACATTGTTGACAGTAATAGTTTCATCATTTGCAACCTGTTGTTGCAGTTGAGGTGTAATAGCAATAGTGCCTGTGCCTGATCCACTTGTAGTAACATCTGCTGTAACCATATAAACTTTATTATGTCCGCTAAACTTCACAAAGTCACCTGCTTTTACCAATGCAGTGCTTGTGCTTGCACCATCAAACTCTATACTTGCATCACCTGCAGTCTGTGTGTTTACTACACTAGGTGTAGATCCACTGTATCCTGTTTGTGTATTGCTGTATTCTGGTAATGTAACTGTAAAAGTTTCAAACTGTCCTTTTTGTGCAGTAAGAAATGCAAAGATAGGAGCCGCATCTGCTCTTTTCATTGGAGCGTATGAACACTCAAAACTAAAGAACTGTGCTGAACTACTTTTAACTTGTCTTCTACCACTTACTGCAAATGTAACAATATTGGGAGTGTTGTGTTTAATGTTTACACTTCTTAGTGCTGGGCTTGTGGGTAAACTACCGCTCATTATACCATACTCCTATTGCCTTGGTTTTCTGTGGCTTCTCTAATAAATCCTGTGATCATTGCTTTACGCTGTATAAGCAGTTGATCAACTCCGGCAGCATCTACTGCATTGATATTAAAGTTAACATTCACAGTGCCTCCACCATTATTTAAGCCTTTGTTTGGAACGATGGTTCCACTGCCACTAGGAACAAACATTTCTGGGCCTGTTTCACCAACCATATATGGTTTGTCTTTGGTAACTGGACCACCAAACTGTCTGCCTGTGTATTGCTGACTTGCAATAGTTGCAATCTGTGCCGCACCTGCCGCAATAATAATACCTGCAAGGATTGGACCAAATATACCACCCTGTGCAAGTGCTTTTGTAACACCCTGTGCAGTGTTGATGATTGCTTCTGCCATAGCAGCCGCTTTCATTAGTTGGAATGCCTTTTTACTGTGTTGACCCAATGCTTTCAGTGCTTCCATTCCAGTGTCTTTAATGAACGAAAGTTTTTGTTCTTCACTGAACTGTGCAAAATCCATTTCAGCATATTTGCCACCTTTGAACTTGCTTAGTTGGTTATCGTAGTTTGCTTGTTGTATGCGTGTAATCTGTCTTTGGTGTTCTTGTTCAACTTTTTCTTTGAGTTTGTTATAACGCCCAGCATCCTTCATATAAAGGTTATTGAACTCTTGAAGTGTTTTTAGTCGCTCTTGGTATGCGGCTTGTTCTACTTCTACTTCAGTGCGTAGACTTGCTTCCAGTGCTTCAATGCGTTCGCGAGCCTGTTTTTGTGCTTCGTTCTCGCCTATTTTTACTGTTGTTGTAGGAGCAAGATCTGGTGCAAATGGTGTTGCACTGTCTGCTTTCTTTTGTTCTTCTCGTTGTTGTTTTTGTGCAAGTTGTAGTGCATCATATTCAGCGGCTAGATCTTTTATTCTTTTTACAAGTTTAGATTCACCCGGGTCAAATCCCAGTGTTTTTGCGCCTTCTAATAGACTTACTGTGGCATCACTAACTGCGCCTGCTACATAGTTCCAGGCTTCAATAAGTGGATTAAGTGCATCGGCAACAAACTGTCTAATAGCACCATACATTCTTCCCAGCAGTTCAGTAAAGTCACTGAACAGTCCGCGAACAACATATACAATCTTACCTAATCCAACAAAGTGATCCAACAGTGTCACTGTTGCAAAAGCAATAGCAGTGTAAGGATTTAAGAATCTTGTTATGATTGACAACAGAGTTTTGAAAGGTCCAACTACTGCTGCCAAACCAAACTTAGCAAAGTTCTTAAAACTTCTCTGAGCAATATTTGTTTTCTCGCTCATGTTTCCAGTAGCCTTTGCTGTTTTACCAATAATAGTCTGAAGGTTACTGAATACTTTTACACCAATAAGACTCAGTGCCGCATTGCGAAGCAAATCAAAGTTATCTGCTAGAAACTTTATACTGTCGCTGGCAACTCGAATAGCATCGCCAATACCCGCACCTAACTTAGCCGCAAGTTCATCATTCTTTGCAAGAAACTCTGTTAAATCTTTGATTGCATCTTTTAGCGCAGGACTAAGTTCCTTGCCCAATGTGTAAGCAGTATTGCGTAACTGAATAACAAAGTTACTCTGCAGAATACTCAAGTTGTCAAGTTTGCTTGCAGTTGCACCACCAAAAGCCTCATCTAAACCAACAGTAAGTGCATCTGTAATCTTACGAGCACCTTCTGCAGTCTTACCAAACTCACTGATTTCTAATCTTGTAAGTCCAAGTTGTCGTTCTAGAATAGCAAATACAGGCACACCTCTGTCAGCAAGTCTGTTTAGTTCTTCCAAGCCTAAACCACCACTAACTGTTCTTGCAAACAAATCACTCATTGCTTGCAGTGTGCCTAACTGATCAGTAGTGACAGCGGCAGTATCAGTAAATGTTGTAAGCAGTTTTTCTGTAGGTTGAATACCAGCACCTGCAAGTTTGATATAACTGTTTGTTAAATCCTCAACACCAAACTGTGTGCGTGTAGCAAAACTGTTTAGGAACTTAAATGCTTGAGCACCTGTTTTGGCACTGCCAGTTACACTGTTTAGTGTATCTTCTAGATCCTCAAACTGGCTTGTGACATTGATGATACCACGCAAAACTGCACTACCGGCTAGACCTGCAAGTGCGGCTTTAACTAACCCTAAACTTCTGTCAAACTTACGGGTGTCGAGATTTAGGGTGATTGTTTGCTCTGCCATACGCCTGTTTTTCCTGTTCTGCTACATAATGAAAGTAAGCAAGCCAAATCTCAAGTTCTGGCATACTCATTTCCGCTACCTCTTCGAGGCTTTTTCCTAACTCTCGACCCACCTTACACAATAGTAGTAAATCTGGGTCTTGCTTTAGTTTTTTACTGTTTGTTCCACATCAAACTGATAGTCATCTTGTTCTCCATTGATTGCGGCGGCAACTTCAATAATAACTGCCGGATCAACTTCGTTTAACAATACTACTCTATCTGCTGGTTGAAACATTTTACTACCATCTTCATTGCGACACTTTACAATCAAACTTTCCACAAGTGCTTCTGTGGTTTTGTTTTGTTGATGTAGTGTAAGCACTCTGCTTTCCTCTTTGAAACTGTTTACTTTTTTAAAATACACAGTTGTATCCCAAGATTTAACATAGAAACTTGACATTTTTTCGTCTAGTTTGTCTCTGAAGTGGTCTGTTGCTTTTTTTAGAACTGGATTCATTTTAGTTTTCCTCTAAGTCGTAAACTTCTTATTGTAGGTCTAGTCATACCTTCGGGTGCTTGGCGACTATAACCGTTGTCCAATCTTCCACTGTAAGGTTTCGGATTGTTTATTACATAACTGTCGCCTTGTTTTCGTTTTGTCCAGGCCCGTTTTGCGGCTCCCGAACGAACTGGTGTGCGACTTTTTACACCATTAAAGAGATCGGCAGCAAGGGAGTCAGCCTCTTTGTCTCGTGCTCGCTCCATTGCTAACCTTATGGCTACTGTAGATCCTACTGTAAGCCCTAATCTCATTTATGCTACAGGGGTAAATGTAATGTTACCACTGCCTTGTGCTGTGAATGAACCTGTAACAATACCATCAAATGAACTTGTTACACTCATACCAGTTACAATACATGAGCCAGATAGTTTGATTTTACCTGCTCCTGTGTCACCTTCTGGATAAAGGATAATAGTTCCTGCTGGACTTGTTGAACCGTCACCAAACTGGAACTGACTAATCAACTGACTGCCTGAACCACTGATTTGTGGATCACCACTGCTTGCGCCTGCTTCTACAATAAACTCACCGCTTACTGTAAAACTGCCCAAACCGTGTGTATAGGTTCTCATTTCATCGCCCATAGCCGATGTTTCTAGTGCGTCCATAGTTGTATCCATTGTGAAACTTGTTACTTCAACTAGTGTAGTTCCACCAATCTCTAGAACGCCCTGTGTGCCGCGAATCGCTGCCATTTGTCTTACTCCTCGTCTTCAGATTTTACATCTGTCATTGTCAGCGTAACTGGTTCATCCAGCACTACTGTTTTTGTTTGTTTTTTGGGTTGATCTTCCATCATTTCCCAACCGTTTTCCAATAGAACATCTACCCTGTCTTGAGGTTTCATTCTAATCTTTCCTGAAACGATTTCTTTCATTTTAACTTTCATTATGTTTGTCCTCTTGTGTATTGATATAACACATTTACTACAACTGTTACCTCACCATGTGGAGGTTCTACATCGTTATTTACAGTGACTTCAACTACCTGTGTGTCGATGGCGTTACTGTCTCTGGTGACATCTGCGACAAGTGCTTCTTCAACTCTTTCCACAATGTCATTACGAAGCGTGTCAATATTACTACCGGTAACATAACAAACAATGTTATAAGTGATAGTGGCAATACGACTGCCACTGTTGCCCAAAAGACTAAGTGGGCCGCGCTCTTCCCCAGCAGTGCTGACAAAGATTGCAGGATACTGTGCTCTTGATAAGTTTTCAACATCTAAAGACTCCCTAGTTACAAAAGTTGGTTTAGGATCGCGAGCATCCTTTAAAACCTCAATAATATTTTTGGCAATAAGTTCTCGCTTGCTCATCTAACCAATCTCTGGTAATGAACACTGATTTTTTCGCTGTCAGTGATTGATCCATCACCGTCATCGTCATATTCTATTCCGTCTTTGAGTATGTCTGTCCATTCACGAGCATATTCTGCACGATAAAAGTTCATCATGTTGTAGAATCTGTCTGTTTCTGGATCATGTCTACTAAGTTGTGGAAAGATGTAATAACCCAAACAATGGTAAACACTGGCTCTGGTAAACTGACTTTCTGTTAGTTTTGTTTCATCCATTTCGATTGGATCTGCAAGTTGACTGATGTCTACTTCCGCAAGTCCATATGCTCTTCTGGGCCACCACTCAATACGCAATGCTCTAAAGATATCCTGACGGCTCTTTTCGAACAAATCGTTAAAGTTTAGAATACCATAATCGCGGATATCCGGGACATATTCTTCAACATTGCTAATAGTAATCATATCTGCTGTTGCCATTGCTTTTCCTTGTAAAGATAAGCAAGGGCCGAAGCCCTTGCTTGTATTCTACTCAACTACTAGTTAAGTTGGTTCTGTGCAATGATGTGAACACCATATGTGTCTTTAAGCACTGCCTGACCTGCTGTCATTGACATAACAAGTTCAGTTGCACGAAGTGATGCGTCACGCTGTTGTTCCATGCGTGGCTCACGACCTACTGCAATACCAAGTGCATCGCGTGAGAACACGCCACATGATAGACCGTCACTACTTGAAACACCAACTAGTGAATGCTCAACTACAGTGATGCCTGCTACCTGACCAATAACGCCAGTTTGTAGTGCTTGGTTACCCACTTGTGAAAGATTTGGAATGTTGTTTCCGCCTGCTGTTGCAAGTTCTTTCTTTAGTGTGTAAGCCGCATATGGATGCACAACTGCATAATATGGACCAGGTGCATTTACCTGACGCAAGTATGCTGCTGCTTGGAACAAACTGTCAATGCTGATTCCTGTTGCATCATTGCCGATTGTTGTAGCAAATGATGGGAACAATGCAGCCATGTCTGTGTCAAACTTTTCTGCTACTGCACGACCTAGGATGTTACCAATGTCTGAAGCCACATCAAATGGGCTTGACTCTAGCATAAGGTCTGTTACAGTTGCCATTACACCAAGTTCACCAAGTGTGATAGTTACACTTTCTGGGTTGATTGCTGTGTTTGAAAGGTCTGTGCCTTCTGCAACACCTGCTGCGCTAACAGTTTGGTAAACAGGAACTTGAAAAGTCTTGCCTGCGCCGCCTGCGAGTGTGTAGTTGCGTCCTACTGCACGAGCAACTGACTGTTCTGTTGCTGTGAATAGTGCTTCTTGCAGAATGTTAGTAAACAGTTCTGCGCCAAGGGTGGTTGTTGTTTCGTTAGCCATGATATATTACTCCTCTTATCTGGCAGAGTCACGCTGTTTTCGCCACTCAGCATATTGCTCTCTGTGGTCTTTGCGTGACATATCTAACTTGGAAATATCTACTTTATTTCCAACTGTGTTATTTGCAGTCTGTGATTGACTGCCACTGCCTCCTGGAGTAGAAGCAACAAAGTGAGGATTACTTGTTAACCATTCACTTACATACTGATCCACTGTGAGTAGTTTTCCGTCATCTCCATAACGGGGTGCTCCATTGTCATCCACAATCTCTACTTCACCTGTTTCAGTGAGGTTAACACGATCCTGCAGAAGTCGTGATACTTGTTGTGGGTTTACTGCTTTCTTACTGCTCGCGGCATTAAGAAGTGCACCTTCTACTTTAATACTGTGAACCTGCTTTTGTAAGTCTTGGATAACACTATCCTTCTTACCAACAGTTTCCTCGAGAATCTTTTCGAACTCGCCTCGCTGTTTTTTAGCCTCCAGTTCTTTACGCTCTTTAGCCTGAATCATGTTGTTATATTCGTCTAGATCTACATTGCTGTATCGCTTTTCGAACTTGGCACGCTCACGCTGAATACGCTCCGCAACGATTTTGTCCACATCTTCTTGACGGAACATTTTTGATTCCTCTTGAACAGGTGTTACGGGGTCCTGCTCTTGAGTATTGACCACTGGGGTCTCCAAGTCTTCACTTGTCATTTTTTAGTCTCCTTAAGGATTGGGTATCTTGTAAGTATTTATCGACCCGTTTTAACCGCGTCTATTTCCGCCCTTTTTCTTTTTTTTCTTCATTGCCATAGTCGTATCCTCTTCTAAATATTTGGAATGTGCTTCTTCCAAACTCCCTTTTTTCACCAAGTATACTGCTCCAGTCAACTTTGGTTTTAATCAAATAGTTTTTTTGCATGTATATTACAGGTATACTGTGTAACCAATCCTGATAATCCTTTAGCAAATCATAAACTATTTGGTTGTCTGATATCTTTAACCAGTGTGTGGGTTCCGGTTTGAAATCATCCAACAATCTATATTCTGCACTTCTATTATTGATACGAGCATTTACACGAGCAACATCAAGCATAAATGGTTGATCATACACAATAATATCCACTGTGCTGTTCCATACTTCTTTTCCGTGATCTGTTCCGATTATTATGCCGGGTTTTGTTTGATCTCGGAAATGTGTTAAACTGCAATCCATAAGTTGATTTGCAACTAAACAACTTTCTTTATGGTATCTACTTACTCTCCAAAACTTGTCCGCATTAGGTCGTCGTTCCTGACTCCAAGTTAGTGTCTCTACTGTCATCGAATATTTCTTCTATTTCTGGATGTAACTCTAGTATTTCACTATCGCTCATGCCTTGATTGATCATCTCTCTAATATGAGCAACCAAGTCTTGACTGCCTTCCACCGGATCGTGTTCTAGTATAATCTCTCCTCCAACCGCGGTTTCTTCTTTAATCTCGTTGAGTGTTTCCTCGTCCTCAATGAGAATCTCTGCTACGAGAATGTCTATTTCTCGTAATAATCTTGGGTTTGTGATTTCACTGTCTTTAGCCATTTTAATCTGCTCAAGTTCTGCAGTTTTATCACGCATGTTGTATACATTGCTGTATTCAATAATGCCATCAAATGTAGAGTTTTGCCACAATGCCCACAAACGCCAAATCTGTTCTTCAGCAAGTTCTAATCCACTGGCTTTTTCTGTGAGTTTTGCTTGTAGCAGTTGAAACTCGCTTTGCAGTGCAACACCACTTTGATTGCGTGTTGCTGTGCTACGAATACCACCTAGGTGTGCAAGTTTGTCAATGGTGTCAACTGTTCGTTCAATGCTTGCCAACAAACCATCAATGTTGTTGCTGTCTGGTTGCAACAAGTATGGCTTTAACCCTTCAGGTGTGTTCTCCGGCACAGTGATAATAGCGCCTGCTCCAGCACTTGCAGTAACCATTTCTGTTTTTACAAGACTTGGATGGTTGCCAATGCGAGCAAGTTGAATAAGTTCGCTGTTTAGGTTAAAGATTTTAAGTTGGTGATCCGCAATATCTTCAATATCGCTGATGCCAATGCCACGCTGCCAACTGCGACTGTTGTATAGAACAACCAAAGGAACTTTGCCCAGTGCGTTTGGTGTTGATTCAATAACATCAACAGGATTCTTTGTGTTGCCTTTGCTGAACACAACAACATCAATACTTTCAGGTGTGTAGATTCGATACACTGCTTCTGTTTCACTGATGTGACGCTCAAACACTTTTACATAGGTGAGTTCATATGCACCATTTGGTCTGCGTGTGTAATCCCAATCCACAACATTGATTGGGCTTATTAAACTTACATAAGGACGGATTTCCTGTTCAAGTTCCTGTGCTCTAGTGGTTGTTTGTGTTTGTGGTTTATCAACTACAATCCAAGCAGTGCCATAGATGCTTGCTTGAACGCAAGCGTCACGCATAAAGTTGTTGAAGTTGCGACCATCGAGGTCAGCATCCTGCATAAACGACTCTAAACTAGGATCACGCTCAATACTACCAAACTCTCTGTAAGGTGCTTCACGGAATAGGAAACTTGAATATGTATGAATAATATTCTTACAGTGATTGTCTAATGGTGTTTCTTGTTTGCGGTTATCATACTCCTGTTCATTTTCATAAACATAGCGAGTAAGGTAGTCGTTTTTGCGATAATAGAAGCCACCCATATATGAATCGTAGAGAAATCTCCAACGAGTGTGTTGGCTCTGGTGTCCCGGGTGAATCGCTTCCATTTGATAGTAATCATATTTCATTTTGTTATCCTTGTGTATTTATAGCACCTATCTAACGGCAACTGACCAGGACTCTGGTTGCGCCGGCATGGGTCTGTTATCTGTAATCGGGAATAGATATTCTATACAGTAGGTAGCAGCATCAACCATATGATCATAACCGCTGTTCTTGTCTATCTGACTTGTCCCCTCTTTGTAGGTAAGTTTTTCAAATGCAGTTATCAGTGTTTTGCATTTTGGGTCTATCTGCAATCTATTTTCATCATTAGTGTTTTTAAGCAGGCTGTTTGCACTGTTTATTCTGTCTCTAACTGCAGGGTGTTTTCTGCGATATAAACACACAAATCCAGCATTTTGTAATATCTGTATGTCTGTTCTGCCGCCTGCTGATGTCTTGCG